CCAACTGTACCACCAGTACCAACATTAAATGCACTTGAATCTTGTGAACTTAAATATTCGTTTGTGAGATTTCTGTCATAAAATAATTTAAAGTCAAAATTTAACAAGGTACTACTTGTTAATCCAAAGTTTAATTTTGAATTTTTAACAACATCAATTCTTGGATTAATTAATGCAATTGATTGATTTCCACCAGTGTTTGCTGTTATATTTACAGTTCTTACTGGATTTGATTTGTTATCTTCAATAGTCTCTGAAAGTTGGAATCTTCTACTACTAACTCTATTAACAAAGTATGTTCCTGTACTTAATCCAGTTGCAGCACCATCATAAAATACTTTATCTCCAGTTTCAAATCCATGATCAACTATATCAATCTGATTAGTTTCAATATCAGAGGCAGTAAACAATATTGGATCAATAATTAACTTTTCAAATTCAGAATTGTAATTAACAGACACAGGAGTTGTGGTACCATTTCCAACATTTAAACTAGGTACTACATTCATTCTGATAGTATCACCTTCAACTAGATTATGAGTAGTTGTATTTGCTGCAGATACATTTGTTGATACTGTTGTTGTAATTTTATCAATATCACCAGTTATTTGTTTTTTATCTGTTTGGAAGAAATATAATCCTGAAGAAATTCCAGAATTAGATCCATTGCTATAAAAATATAAACCCTCGCTTGTGCTTCCAATTCCAACTCTAGTAGTTAAAATACCAATATTATCTTGACCTCTATTAATAACATATACATCGAGTGAATTTTGTCCTAAATGTGGTACTTTAAATTCAGTCACTAATGGTGTAGTACCTACATCAAACCTATTTGCACCATTTCTTTTATTTAATGTAATTTTTTGACCTGTCTTAAATGGATGGTTTGGAATACGGATTGTTCTTGTTGGTATTGATACTACTTCTTTCAAATCACCAACAAAGGTGTCTACATCTACAGCACCACCATTTGTAGTTCCAACACCAACTGATTGAGGACCATTAAAGTAAATTAACTGATTTGGTTCTGATTCAAATTTTGTTGTTTTAACAGGTATACTAATTTTATTATTCAGGGCATCAATATTAGATCCAGCAGTATGTGCGACACCTGTATGTCTTAATACTCTAATAACTTTCCTTTGATCAAATACATCTAATACTCTTACTTCCTCAACATCTGTTACATTTCCTGAACCAATTCTAATAGAACCACCTATTGCAACATTAGTTGGTAATCTGTTTACATGTATATCTTGAATTAAACCATTACCAGATCCAATTGTCATTGTTTTTGAAAGTCCAACTCTATTAGTTGTGACACCAACTTTAAATGAATTAGTTAAATTTACGATAGAGCTACTTAACCCAGATATGGATACGGATGTTTGATCATTCAACTCCATAAATGGTAAAAACTGTGCTGTTACTTCGTCATAATTATTCCAAGTAAAAATAGCATTTTCAAATGTATTGATATTTGTATCAATACGAGAAATTCCAATACCAACTATCTCATCAACTTCTGCACGGAATCCAGAACCATTTGTTCCTTCATCATCAAAATCTGTGGTGTCTCCCACTTTATATCCTGTACCACCATTTAAAATTGTAAATCCATCAACACCACCCTTAGTGACCGCTTCAATTTTTGAAATTTGTCTTATCTTTTCATAAGATTCTATGACAAAATCATTACCTGCAAATTTTTCATCCACATTGTATGGTAAAGTATTTCTTCTTAATCCAGAATTGTTAAAATCAAATTCTTGATTTAATATTTGATTTTCTGCTATGAATGGTGAACGATATGTATTACCAATAAAGTATGGATATTTACCCTCTAATTTATTTGTACCTGTTCCTAATCCAACAGTAGAGAAGTATGCGTATACACCATTTGGAAATTCTGGTGTTTTTCCAAATCTTCCGTTATGAATGTCTAAATCCCCAGTTCCATCATATACATGATCTTCGACAAAAAATCCTGCAGAATAACCTGGTGGACGATTTGTAACTCTATTAATATTAGTTACATATGATGGTGTGATTATTTTTAATGTAGAGTTAATATTATCTGGATCTGAATATCCAAAAGGACCATATATTGGATTTCCATCATATGCCCAACCAACAATTGGTGAGTGACCTGTTATGTTACTAAATTCACCACTTGAAGTGACATTAAATGTATTTTCAAAATTATTAGCAATATCTTGAGAGTAACCTAATATACTGAATCTTAATGAATCTTCTTTTGTAGATAAGAATGAATCCCCAAATCTGTGAGTATTATTCAATGTTAGAGATCTAACTCTTGCTGCGTATGATCCGTTGGAACCTCTTGGAAATCCCCTTACCTCTGTTGATACGCTACTATAACCAATACCTGTGTTTGTTACTATAGCATCGATAACCTGTCCATTTTGAATAACTGGACGAACAACAGCACCTGCACCACCACCTGTTGACGTAATTCTAATTTCAGGACTTGAATTATATTCTCTTCCTCTATTAACAACAGCTACATCTGTAATTCTTCCATTTACAATAATTGGTTTAAATTCTGCATACCTACCATTTTCAATAGTAACTTTAGGAACAACTTCTTTATCTAAAGTGGTAGAACCATAATTTGTTCCTTCTTCATAAAGATATCCACCAATTAATTCACCAGTTACTACAGGAGTAATTACAATATTACCAGTAATTGTTGAACCATAAGAAACATCAACATTTACTGTAATCTGAGGAAAATTAAATATTTGGAATCCTTCACCATTTGAAGTAAAATCAACATATTTACCTCTATTGAAATTTGTATTGGAGGTTCCACCAATTCCAGCGTCTGCTAACTGGAAAGTATCATCTGTTAATTTTTTAATATAATAAGATGACGTAGTGCTTAATCCTTGTATTACTGTTGTTTCTGCAGAATATTCTACAATTTCTCCACTATTAAAACCATGATTTTTAAACGTGATGACATTCAATGAAGTTGATATACCAGCAGGTTTAACTCTTAACTTTCGGTGTGTGTATCCAGAACCCTCTTCTAAAACTTTGACTGCAACTAAAGTATTTTTACTTTCTGTTGTAAATTTATGAATACCACTTGCAGCGGTATCTGTAGATAATCCAACAGTGTTTATACCAGTGGTTCCAAACAATGCATCTGTTGGAGTATTAAATATCCTAACTGTTGATGGATTTATAGATCTTACATAATATGGAGCACCATCAGATAATGTTCCACTAATTTTATTTTCAATATCAAATGCAGTTCCAATACCGATTGGACTATTTCCATTAGATCCATAATATATGAGTTGCCCATCAGTTAAATTATGATTAGATTTAAAGGTAATAGTTTCATTTACTATATCAACCCCACCATTAAAGAAAATATCTCTGCTATCAAATAGAAGTTCTCTGTTTCTAGTTCCTAATATTGGTTGTAATACACATCCATTTCCGTTACCACCTGTTAATGAAATACTTGTTACTTGATCAATATCAAATTCTTGAGGATCAACAAATACTTCTTTGACTGTACCTTGAATTACTGGTTCAACTGCAGCACCAACTCCACTACTTGTTTCAATTCCAACAATGGGTGGATTTAAAACATCGTATCCATTACCACCATTTAATAAATCAACTGACTCTAAAGGACCATAATATATCTGATTATCTGAAATAGGTGAGCGAATTTGTACACCATTGATTAATATTCCAATATCATTTGTAGGTATGTCTTGATTTGATGCTACAAAAAGATTTTGTGATAATGGAAACTTCCTTATAATTTTATCTGGTTCTAATATTCTACTTGAATGTTTCTGTAAAACGAATCTATGAATATCAGTTGTGGATGTAGTTGGACCAACTTGAACTGTACTTGCAGATCCGATTTGAGCTAAAGAATTAAATATTCTAATTTTTGTAATGTCTTGACCTGGTTCAGGTATAACAGGATCTACAAAGTATGTTCTTCCAGTATCTAAACCAATCAGTCCTCCACCTTCGGGTTGATATGTAACAGCATCACCTTGTATAAATTTTATATTTCTTGAAAGAGGGAAATTAATAAAACTATATCGATCATTTAAAGGATTAAATGCGTCTAATCCAGCAGCAGTTCCTCCAGTAAGAGTCTCTTCAATAATATCAGTTGTTATATCATAACTTGGTAGAGAATTTGATGCAACATAACCATCAGTGTTTCCATCAACATAAACACTCAAAGTGTCTGCAATAATATTATCATTACCCTTTGCTATAGACACACCTGAACTAGATACCTTTTCAATTTTTCTACGAATATCATATTCTTGATTTGCATTTTGTGTAAATCCAGCAATGTTTGAAACTGTTATCTGATTTAAGGTTGTGTTAATACTCGCAACAGTACCACTACCAGCAATAACCTGTTCGTTTCTCTTTAAGATATCGAATCGATCACCAACTTTAAGAGATGATTTATCAATCGGTGTTTTTAAAGTAAATGTTGAACTACCTACTGGAATATCAACTTGAAATCTTGAACTTGTATTGTAAATCCATGAATTTGCAAAAATTTGTTTATAATTTTCACTATCATTTTCTATTTTTTCACCAATATTTTTAACGAAGAAGTTTTCACCTTCATTAATTAAACTAATATCTGTAATTGGAACTAACTCAGATAATACACCAGTAATTCTTAAATCAACTCTTTTTGTTAAATCTCCATTTTCATATCCAAAGATAGTCTCATTATCTCTAAGGTCATCTGCAGTTCCTATATCAACTCCTACACCAGTGCATCCAAAAAATTGATTTATTGATTTTGAAGTATAATCAATTTTAGAGTTAGATCCACTGATGACAGTTCCAGTAGTACCAAAACCAACAGTTGAATCAACATTTATTATTGTTGCACCTGCATCAACTTTATCAAGAACTCTAGTCTTACCTGGTACTGTGAATACACCCTCAATCAAGTCACGATCACTAAATCCAACAAATAATGCAATTTTGTAGTAATCTCTACCTTCTCTTTTAAGTATTTCAACTTCTGATACTGATGCGTTTGTAGATGTATCTGTTGATTTGAATATTGTTTGACCTGTTAGATTTTGAGGTTCACCAGATCCAATAACATCAGCAACTACAACTTCACGACGTATAAATTCTGCATCGGAAGGTTTAATTAGATTTCCTTCTAAATCAAGAACTCTTGAATCAACTCCATATAATACTTTAAATAATATTCTAATCGACTCCTCTACACCTTTTGACTGATAGAAAGAGCGAGCAAACTTGACAAAGTTACCTACATCTAAGTTTGATGCAAATTCTTCGTTTTCTAAACCAGGTAAAAAAGTTTTCTTAAGTTTTTTGAAAAATTCTTGTAAAAATAATACAGATAAGTTTGTAACAGTTGTATTAGATGTATGAGTTTCTGCTGTTGTGTTGTCAAAAATTAAACTTTCACGATTAATCTCTAAGAGTGAAGAAGATATTCCAACATTATAACCTGATATACCACTGAAACCACGAATACAACCAGTAAATGTTGTAGAAGTTATTCCTGTATAAGATATGATTTCATCATCAATCTTAAGTAATCCATACTCTGATGGAAATCCCTTTGTGCTAGGAACAGTTATGGTAGTATCTGTTAAAGAGATATCTGCGGAAGTAGTTGTAAGACCTACTACAACTTCAGGTACTAAGTTATCTGGTTTTAAATACTGGTCAAAATTATTAATTAAATCACTTGCCCCTCCCTGAAATTCTTGAGAGATGTAATATTGCTTCAAAAACTCAGCGGCTTTTGGAAAATCAGTCACCACAAACTCAGGTAACTGATTCTCAATAATAGTATTGACTTTTATTCTTTTGTCAATATTTGACATAAATTATTTCCTCTCTAAATCTCCATTAGAGTAACTTGATGTGTAGTAATCTCTTGTAAATACAATTCCTGAAACATCTTCACCCGAAGCGATTACGTCCTTATTCATATTTATTACAGTATTTGAAACATCAAAACTCAAGTAAAGATCCTTTAACCCAACAACATCATTTGATTCTGGGAAGGCTTGAACTTCAACAATATTATTTTGTGCAGTTGTTGATGTAATATTGATGGTGTTTAGTATTACCTCACCTTTTTTATAATCAACAACACCAGCCTCTTTAACTAAAACCACTTGTTGACCTCTATCATTTTTTGTTACTACACTGAGTGTTCCTAACATACTTCCATCTAAATTACCAGAGGCATCTTTATTAGGAATATCGGTTATATACGCAACGTTTGAAAATCCAGTGATAGTAAATCCTGTACTCTTGATATTATAACCTGCTGGATTAACATAAAAACGATTACCAAAACATAACTCATATTGTGCAAATTGATTAAGTAGAGCCTTCATATCTCTTCTGACAATTACTTTTGTTATATTTGACGTAATTCCATTATCAACTCTGTCAATCAAAGTGTTTATTTTACTATATTTAAATCTACCACCAAACTTATTAATTTCAACATTTTTAGAATATTGATCTAATGAGTTTATAATCTCAGTTCTTAAATTTGCAGCAGATGCAATTTGAGCAGGATTGTAATATATTGTTGAGTTTAATTCCACATATAGTATCTTCAAGTCAACTATTTCAGAATTTATACCAGCAATAGCGTAACTCTTCAATTTATTTTTAATTTGAGACTTATCAAAATCTGATACAAATGTTCCGTTTTTTGGTTTAATACTAATTTGAACTTTACCAAATTGTGGTGGATCTAATTCTTCTCCACCTACAACAGAAACAGATTCAGTTTGAGGAAAAATTGTACCAATTATAGCTTCGTAATCTCTTGGTGTAACTGCTCTATATTGTGCTGAATAAAGTCTTGGAGCAAAATACTTAATAGAGGACACATCTTCA